GAAGAAATGCAAATTTGGATCAATATTGGATAAATTGCCATTGTGCAAAATGTGACGCAAAATTTACAGTTTTTATGTGAGTATGATTAAAAAACACTTTTTACAACATGGTATGTATTATTCCGGTATTAGCCGGAACACAAATGTTGCCAGATGGAATGAACGAGATAAAAAATTTTATTACATTAGATACAAATTTTGTACAGCATTTGTTGAATGTATACCACATGAAGATGATGAATCAGATTATGATAAATTTGCTCCAATGTCTCTATGTTTTGAAGATGAATTTGTGCCACTGGATAATATACTTTAACAATAAATAATACTATCAAATTCCTTGGGATAGTATTATGAAAACATTCAAACAATTATTGACAGAAGGTAGAGGCGACAATCATTTGGCAACAGAATTGTTTCATAAATGTCGCCAAGCTGCTACCTTTTCTCATTATCAACACTTGATGACAGAAAGTTATGCCCAACATATGGCATTGGGCGCATTCTATGATGGAATTATCCCGCTTTTAGACAGTTTCCTGGAAACATATATTGGTTTATTTGGTAAACTAGAAACTGTACAAGAAAATATTCAAGTACCTTTCAAAGTATCTGTATACGAGTTGAAAGAATGGATTGAAACCAATCGTCAACAAATTTCTGATTCTACAACCCTTCAAAATATATTGGATACAATAGTTGAATTGTGTTCATCTACTATATACAAATTGGAAAATTTGAAATAATGGTTAAGTCTCTAGTAGATATTCAAATTGGTCTAGTATTGGATAAAATTGAATCCAATTTGGATGCATTTATTGCGCAATTGAATATTACATCTTTGGAAGATTTGTTACATATATATGATGATTCAGAACTTTGTATAATGGATTCTGATGGAAATTATGTACAAGATATTCCAATGAATGAAGAAGTGGATAGAATGGAAAGAATTATGCGATCAATTAGGATGAAATCCCATAGTTATGATATCCATTTGCATAGAAAATTGGCAGTAAAGTTTCCAAGTTCTATACAAAAAATATTTCACAGAGCAAGGGCAGCAACTTTATATTATGTGAAACATCATATAGACAAGAATTATAATAAATTGGCACCAATGGAACGTGCTCAAATTGATAGAATTGTTAAAGGTAGGAAAGGATTGGTGTCATCAATGACAACAAAAATGTATAACCATATTAGAGATATCGAACACTCGCGATTGGCGCATCACAAACCATGATTACAGAAGAATTAACACCAGAACAGCAAGCAAAGGCAGAAGAGATTGTACAAGCCTTGAAAACACACCAAGAAGAATTTAAAAAGAGATATGGACCACGGTGGCGACATATTCTCCACGCATTGACAAACAAACAAGATCAAAAATCTTCGAAATAATTTTTATAAATAATATAAACAGAATTTTAATTAGGAGAAAATTATGAGTCTTTGGGGAAAATCCTCTACCAATGAGGCAAAACCAAAATATTTATCAAATAGTGAATTTGGTACATATAGAAAAGAAGATGTATATGCATCAAATCGTGGTTGGGAATATCTTAACCCAAAACTTAATGTTGTTGGTACTGGAACCATTTCTGTGTCAAATGGTGCGGTTGCTGTTACTGGTGCAAGTGGTGCAAATTTTTTAACAGAAACAAAAGTTGGCAATTATTTGATTTCTACTACTGGCGCAATTGTTGGTAGAATTAGATCAATTACAGATGCAACAAATTTAGTATTAGTTTCACCATATACTGGTACAAGTATTGTAACTGGAAAATATGGCATTAAAGTGTCTGGTGAACCAGAATTATTGGTTGCAATTTCTGGTGGACTAAATGATTTGTTGGCTGGTGCAACAATTACTAATGTTAGATGGAAAACAAAAGGAACTGGAACTATTGCAGCATCTGCAACATTTTCTGTAATTGTTGATTTCAATGAACCTGTTGCAATTACTGCCGGTGCAACATTGAATGTAAGAAATTTTACAGATTCAGTAAATATTGTGGCAACTTTTGCACAATTGGATTCATCTAAAACTGGCGCAACTTTTGAATTCACTGCTCCGGTAGCCGGAAAATCTTTGGGCATTCAAACACAGACCATTACTGGAACAATTGCTGATGCAACTGGAACAAATGGTACTCCAGATAAATCAATTTCTGCTGCTGTTGCAACAGCACTGACGCAAAGAACCACTGCATAATAATATATAATATTGTAAATAAATAATGGGAACATATGTAAAAGTATGTTCCCATTTTTATTGGAGTAAACAAACTCATGACAGATTTAAAAATTTCTCAACAACCATTGGCAACTACTGTTGAACTAACTGATAACTTTGTTGTTGCCAGAAATGGAACAAATGTTAGAATACCGGCATCAACATTGTATACAAAGGCTCCCACATATATTGCCACAAATCAGGTAACAGAACAGGTTACAGCAAGTGGGGCACTAGATATATCAAAATCTTTGTCCGAAGTTGTCACCACAAATAGTCAAATTAATTTGACATTATCTGGTGGAACCCATGGACAAGAGAAAGTTATCCTATTTAGAAACAAAGGTACTGCAAATGTGGTTATTACACCAAGTTTGTTAATAGGTGGCACAACTATTACATTAAATGCAACTGGACAAACCGTGACACTAAGATTTGTCACAAATGCATGGGCAATTGTCGCAATTTATGGCGGAATTGTTGCATAATGATTTTAACGGAAGAAAATTTTAAATTAGCTTGCGCCAAATATTATGATTCAATTGACATATATTCTTTTAACGAGGATATTGCAAGAATACATATGGTAAGAAAATTAATTAGAAAATTTATATCAACTGGCGATATAAATGAAAAATTAGTTTTAAATCATATCATAATATTATATAATGGGTTTGGAGAGTTTACTCTCAATATATTATATTTTATATTTACAAAAGAGGAATACAAATATATAAATTCCTTTTTAATATTTTTAAATAGATTACCAGATGACAGATTTGTATATGGTATTGATATAACACTTTCAAAAAAATTGGAACAGATATGAAATCATTCAAACAAATTATGGAAGATATTGCCAATGTTACTGGGTCACCCAGTACAGATACTGGTGGAATATCCACCCCAGATACAGCAAAACCCGATCAAAAGAAAAAGGTAATGTTGTTAAAAAATGTTGTAAAAAGAAAAGAGGATTCGCCAAATGGCTAACCAATTTGATCACCATGATACACCCAATAATGTAAAATTATACACGGAAATTGAGTTATTAAAACGGGACAATTTGCAGTTGAAAGAAATTCTTTCAAAATTGGATGTATCCGTAGAAAAAATTGCAGATGCCGCCACAAACATTTCCAAAATTTTGGCTCTTCATGAGCAAAGAGTAGGAATGCTGTCTGAAGATATTGCATATTTTAGCAAAAATCATACTGAAATATTGGCTGATATAAAATCTACAAAAGATACTATTGCAAAAGATAACAAAGAACGTGATGAAAGAATCACCAAATTGGAACAATATCGTTGGTATCTACTTGGGGCAGCAACTGCCATAGGATTTGTAATAAACAAATTGCCAGATTTGTTAAAATAGTTGTTGACAAATTGGTTTTTTGTGATATTATGTGCCCATGAAAAAGAAAACACAAAAACCAACATCAAGAAATTTTGTTGCCAAACATTGTTCTACTTATTGTAAACCAAAAGTAGAACAATCTAAAAAGGTATACAAACGGTCAAAAAATCTGTCACAATATATGTAACAGATTTCTAATACATTATGGGAAATACTATGAACAAAACATATCAATGGTTATTAATTTTTGGATGTATATTAAAATTCTATGATCAATAACATGAAATTTACAATTAATGATAAAGTAATTGCTACCAGAGATATCAGTAATTCTTTTGGTACACTATTGGCAACAAAAGGTGACATATTGGAAGTTGTTGGATTAGAATCCGGTGTATGTGATTATCCATATGTTGTGTGGAATGGTTCCAATAGTAAAGAATTTTGTGTAGAAGAATACGAAATAAATTTGGATCAAGTATGAAAGAAATGATTATTTTGAGAGGGTTACCATCATCTGGTAAAAGTTCTTTAGCCAAAATTTTGGCAGGAGCCTGCCCAAGTTCTGTAATATGTTCTGCAGATAATTATTTTGTTGACAGTTATGGAAATTATGTGTATAATCCTTCCCATATTAGATTCGCACATCAAGATTGCCAGAGGCTGGCCAGATTGGCGGCAATTCAGGCAAGTGGATTGATTATTATTGATAATACCAATACAACAGAACAAGAGTACCAATATTATATTGACTTAGGCAATCAATATGGGTACAATATTAGATCAATTGTTGTAGAAACAACCCATAGCAACAAAAATGATCATAATGTACCAGAAAAAACTATAACCAAAATGAGAAATAGGTTTAAAGTAAATTTATGAATATTATACATTATGATTCAGATGAAGCAGCAAAATATGTTACCAATATTTCTGGTTGGGTTTCATCAAAAGGGCATTTTTATGGAGCAAAAGAAGATTTGGCAAGATATGATGGGTGTACCCATCGAGCATGTGCCAAATGTGGTGCCCTAACTGAAAAATTGTATACAGTGTGTCCACTATGCAGGACACAAAATGAAATAGAAAGATATACAAAATTGGAACCATTATATGCTTTCCAATGCATGGAAAAATTTGGTGTAAATGAATTAGTGTTATATTCTGACGCATTGGATGAATATTTTTTTGATATTTCATTTGAAGAAATATTGGAACAATATGATTATACATCTGTTGAAGAATTGCGACTGGTTTGGTGCGAACCACAATATTTACCAATGATTGATCCATATGATTATTTTACAGATAAGTTACCAGAAGATGGGGAAGTCCCTTCCGAGATAATGGATGCATTTGATGAATTAAACGAAATTATTAAAAATTATAACAAGAATAATATAACAAGTTGGTATCCAAGTAAATATAGAGTTATTGTATAAATATTACATTTCAAATAATTCTACATATGAGCGAAGCAAAGTATAACAAAAGAACTTGGTTAAATGAGAATGATTCCCATTATACTGGATCAATTACATGTGCCCATTTTACCGATCTGGTAAATAGGGGCAAATATATGGAAGAATATATGTTTGTAGAATTTGCAGCATGTGAGTCAAAATCTAGGATACACAAGGATAATAATCATAGTACTCAAGATTTTATCAGTAAGTTGAAATTAATTCAATCAGAATTGCAAGGTTTCATTGACCATTTAGAAAAAATTTGATATGAGAATTGATAGCACATTAATAGATTGGATTAATTGGAATCCCGAAACAACTGTTATATATATTGAGTTTCTCGATTCCACATCTTTTCCAATCTATTCTGATGATTATATGGAATGTGATAAAAAATATATGAAACTACTTGAAGCATTTTATACCAAACGAAGAATCTTGGTAGACGATCAAACACATGCGATAACAATATTATGATAAAATTTGTAAAGGGTGATTTAATACAATTAATCAAAGATGGATGTTTTGATGTTGCTGTACATGGTTGCAATTGTTTCAACACCATGAATTCTGGAATTGCGAAACAACTTCGAGAAACTTGGCCACAAATTTATACTGCAGATTGTAAAACCATTAAAGGCGATGAAAGAAAATTGGGAAGTTGGTCAAAAGTATATTTGACAGAAGAAGATTGTTTTATCCTTAATATGTATACTCAATATAGATATGGATACAATGGTCGATTATATGCAAATTATGATGCCATACGCTCAGGTATGAGAAAATTGGCATCAGAGATTGGTGAATATAAAATTGGTATGCCAAAGATTGGCTCCGGTAAAGCCGGAGGAAATTGGGATATAATTTTATCAATTATTGAGGCAGAATTGGGACACTGTGATGCCACAATTGTAGAATGGGATAAATCATGAATAAACAAATTGTAGATTATATTACAAGCATATCAAAAACTATGGAAACCAGATATAATAGTACAACTGGGATGAGTGAATATGGTCCATATTGGATTTTCTTTGGTGATGGTCAAGGGGACTTTGAAGTATTGGCTAATGACGCATCTGCCGACACATTGGTTCAATATATAGAATATTGTAATAGACAAATAGAATTGGCAAAAGAGTATTTGACAAAGGAAGCGTACAAATGAGAAATTCTGATAGCAAATCATTGGTGCCTCTTTGGCGATATTGCACAACAATTGTCGCGGTATGGTCCCGCGAAGAATGTGTGCAGATTTTGAAACAGAATACTAATTACCATATTGTTGCAGAAGATATAAAAAGATTAAAAAATTGTGCTGCAGATAGGGAACCAGGAATAATTTGAACAAATGAGTTATGCAATTGATTACTCAAAAGTACTATGAACAAATATTGTGTCAACAAATTTACATATCCACCCTTTATAGGATTTATGTGTGCCTTTTAATACTTGTTTTATGTTTGGTACAGATAATGAATGCTGAATACAAAAATACGCCATATTTTTTGTTATAAATATCTCGCCAGTATTATTTGTAAATTCGTATGTGTTGATTGAGTGCCCAATGTATGAGTCTGCATAAAAACATCTATATCCATGATATGATTCAGCAGTTCCATTGGCTACATTAATCATGTTAGCAGCATCTAAATTATGTTGGACGCAAAATCGATTTAGATTTTTTATCTTTGATATTGTGTTGTCGGGAAAAATTATTATAAATGATTTTGCTGATTTTTCCGCAATTTTAATTTTTGCCTCGTCCGATATATGTTTACCATACATTGGATTTTTTTCGCCCAATTTGCCGATAGATATTTTTTTCTTTGTTTCTTCTGATAGGGGTTTCCCATAGTTATGATGCGTTTCTCCACGTTTAACTAGATGATAGGGTATTTTCCACCTGCGCCCAAATGTTCCTTCTCCGCCTAGCGTGGAGTTATACCCATTGTGATATGAATCATATTCTGATATAAAATATGGCTCCATTATTGTTAATGTGTGAACACGATCTTTGGATTGATATAAGATTTCCGATGTGAAATTATCCCATCCATGTTTTCGAATGGCACGATATAATTTATAGTTGCTTGATTTAGATGCAGACTTGTGGTCTATCAATCTTTTATGTATATTGGATGTGAATCCAATATAAATTTTTTGGTTTAATATATTTGTTAATGTGTATATGGTATAAATATTTTCGCTGGACATGATGATTCCTTGTAATTGTCAATAAGAATGTTTAGAGTGTATGGGAACGCCAATTCCGCGATACACAATTATTTATTATATTTTAATATGAGTGTTATATAATGGTTGATAATGAGTATATAAATAAGATTTCCTATATATTACCAAATTTTAGATGGAAATCGTCTATGCTTGCTAATTGGTCTTGCACAATTTGTAATGAGGGAAATTCCAAGAAAAAAAGAAAAAGAGCATTTGCTATATACAAACATGGAAAATTTAATGTATATTGCCATAATTGTGGATACTCATCCACATTTCAAACATTTTTAAAAGATTTTGACCCAGATGTTTATACCCAATATATTATTGATAAACTAAAAGATGAACAAAATGTAACAAAAAAAACCACCATAAATAAAAAACCAAAACCAGAAACCATTTTTGGAAACAAGTATGGGTTAATACATGTTTCAGAATTGGAATACAAGCATCCAGCCAGGATGTATCTAAGAAGTAGACAAATTCCATCAAATGATGCCTATTATGTGGACAATTTCTTTGCCTGGGGGGCAAAAAACTTTCCCCAAAAATTCAAAGAAACTATAAAAGATCATTGCAGAATAATTTTTCCTGCATATGATCAAAATAGAAACATAATTGGATACAGTTGTAGATCGATCAATGGGGAAGAACCAAAATATTATACACTAAAACTGGTAGAAGATTTTGTATTTGGTTTAAATAGAATTGATAAATCCAAACCTGTATACATTGTTGAAGGTGGCATAGACAGTCTATTTCTACCAAATTGTGTAGCAGCATGTACTAGTAGTTTACATAGGGTAAAAGGATTAGATGATTGTAAAAAAATATTGGTGCCAGATAATCAAAACAGAAACAAAGAAATTGTAAAACTGATTGGTAAATTTATTGATGAAGATTTTATGGTAGTTCTTTGGCCAGAACATGTAAAAGAAAAGGATATCAATGATATGATCCTAGCAGGATACAGTAGGGATAAAATATTGGAAATAATAAATAGCAATACCTTTCAAGGATTGGAAGCAAAAATTCGTTTTAATAATTGGAGAAAAGTGTGAGTTTACCAACATATGCTGTATTTTTTGACTCAAATCACAACAAAATAGCACATCAATTTGTGAATGTTGGGTGGTGGGTTGACGCTGATAATTTTGCAAGTGCTGTATATTCATTAGCAATAATACCTTCAGCAAATTATATTGAACTATATGGAATAAAAGTGCCAACAAAAATCTTGCCGCAATATCGTGACAAAGAAAATTTAAAAGATTGGAATATTTGTAGAGAAGAGATACAAAAATCAATAGATGACTATGTTAAATTATTCAATACTACTAATAGTGATATTAAAAACATTGTGAAAGAATATTATATTAAGACCAATGGAGATATTGTAAAATGACTTTTTAGTACATGCTCATACAACATATAACTCAGTTGGTAGATGTGTTATATGGATAACCGATGGGAAAAATAATTTACAATTAAATAAAATAACGGGTCAACTCCCAATTGGGTGGAGACATGACCGAACACGATAAAAATGAGGATGCAATGAAAGTTACACTAATATCATATACCAAACCAGTATCACAAAAATTGCTGAGTAATAAAGTAGAATCTGTGCAGGAATTGATTGCGTATGTTGCGAGAGTTTCAAATCCAGATAATCAGTTTAATAACATGACTGCTGAAAAACTAATTACATATTTAATTAAACATAAACATTGGTCGCCGTTAGAAATGGTAGACTTAACATTTGAGATAGAAACAACTAGAGACATTGGTAGACAATTTATCCGCCATTGGTCACTAACACCCCAAGAATTTTCTCAAAGATATGCTAATGTAACAGATTTGGGCGAAATGTTTGAATATTCCGAGTGCAGATTACAAGACACAAACAATAGACAAAATAGTATCATACCAAAAAAATCTATTACATTTCTAGCAAAAAAAATTTTCTGGTACATGTCCCAGGTTATAATCATTAATTTAGTAAAATTTATATATTTGGTTGCATTGAAATTTGGTATAGCTAAAGAAGTTGCTAGGAAAATTTTGCCAGAGGGTCTAACAAAAACAAGAATGTATATGAAAGGCAGCGTAAGAGATTGGATTCATTATTTGTCATTACGGACTGGAAATGGGACACAAAAGGAACATATTGAATTGGCTAAAGAAATTGCAAAAGTAATGTCGGAAGTGTTCCCAGTGGAAAAATATATATAAAACAATTGTAAAAAATTAACAAATTGGAGAAATGAATGGAATATCTTGGGTTACAAATTGATTTAGAAAGGGATACCCTGTTTGATGAATTGGGACTAAGGAGATTGCGGGAATCTTATATGAAAGATTCGGAGTATTCTCCACAACAAAGGTTTGCATATGTTGCAAATGCATTAGGTTCAAATAAAGAACATGCCCAAAGATTGTATGATTATGCGTCAAATCATTGGTTAAGTTGGTCAACTCCAAATTTGTCATATGGAAAATCAAAAAGTGGATTAACCCTATCTTGTTATTTGTCATATATTCCTGATACAAGTTCTGGATTGGTTGAAGCATTAAGTGAAATTAATACTCTATCAATGCTTGGTGGTGGAGTTGGAATTGGATTGGGTATGCGGTCATCAGATTCAAAATCTGTGGGCGTAATGCCTCACCTAAAGGTTTATGATGCAAGCACATTGGCATACAAACAGGAGACTCGCAGAGGCTCTTATGCTGCGTTTTTGCCCATACATCATCCAGATGTTATGATGTTTTTGGATATGAGGAAACCAACTGGTGATCAGAACTCCAAATGTTTAAATTTGCATCATGGTATTGTCATTAATGACAAATTTATGCAAATTATTGAACAATGCATGATTGATCCAAATTATGATGATTCCTGGGAACTATATGACTCACACAATCCAACAAACATAAAAGAAGTTGTTTCGGCAAAAGAATTATGGCAACGGATTATTGAATTGCGTATGCAAACTGGTGAACCATATATTGTATATATTGATACAGCAAATGATATACTACCAGATTTTCAAAAATCTCTTGGATTAAGTATTAAACAAGTAAATATTTGCTGTGAAATATTGGAGCCAACTGATGCGGAAAGAACAGCCACATGTTGTTTGTCATCACTAAATTTGCGATATTATGATGAATGGTCGGAAAATGAATTGTTTTTCAGAGATGTAGCAGAGGCATTGGATAATTCATTACAATTGTTTATTGATAATGCACCAAAAGAAGTATCCCGCGCAATATATAGTACAGAACAGTCTCGCGCAATTGGAATTGGTGCTCTTGGATTTCACACATATCTGCAAATGGGAAATATTCCATTTGAATCAGCGTTGGCTAAATCTATTAATAGACGAATATTTAAAAATATTGAACAAAAATTAGATAAAGTTAATTATGATTTGGGCAAAGAACGAGGATCATGTCCAGATTACATTAATGGTTCCGATAATACATCGTTTAAAAGATTTTCAGTCATGACCAGTGTGGCACCCAATGCAAGTTCATCCATAATTTTTGGGAATATTTCTCCATCCATTGAACCAGTTAGAGCCAATGCTTATCGTCAAGATACTATTTCTGGCTCATTTTTGAACAAAAATTTTGTATTAGATAATCTAATCAAAGATATGTGTTCAAAAGATTCTTCACTAGATTATGATGAAATTTGGTTAGATATTATTTCAAATGATGGTTCAATCCAACATATGGATATATTTACACAGGATACCAAAGATGTGTTTAAAACTGCAATGGAAATTGATCAAAGATGGATCATTGAATTGGCCGGTGACCGGCAAAAACATTTGTCACAAACTCAAAGTGTAAACTTATTTTTTAGACCAGATGCTGATATAAAATATATACATGCGGTACATTATATGGCATGGAAACATGGGTTGCCAACTTTGTATTATTGTAGAAGTGATAGTTTAAAGAAATCTGATAAAATTTCTAAACAAATTGAGAGAAATATTATTGATGAATTAGATTTGTCAACGATTATTTCTGGCGAAGATTGCATAGCGTGCCAATAATTGGTAATAATATATGTCAAAGAAAAAATACAAATTAACTGATTCAAGACCATTTTTTAAACCATTTTCATATGATTGGTGCTATGATGCGTGGTTAGACCACGAAAAAATGCACTGGATTCATACCGAAGTAGAAATGACTCAAGATGTAAAAGATTGGCAAAATTCTTTAACCAAAGAAGAAAAATATTTTCTCACCAATATTTTTAGATTCTTTACACAGGGTGATATTGATGTTGCTGGTGGTTATGTAAACAATTATTTGCCCATATTTTCTCAACCAGAAGTGAGAATGATGTTGCTAGGATTTGCTTCAAGAGAATCTATTCATATTGCCGGATATAGTCACTTAATTGAAACTTTGGGGATGCCGGAAACAATTTATAATGAATTTATGAATGTTCCTGCAATGAAGGCCAAGCATGATTATATTGAGAATATAGCAAATTCTTCTGAATCCACTACTGCAGAGCATTTGGCTTTATTTTCTGCATTTACCGAAGGGTTACAATTATTTTCATCTTTTGTGATGCTGTTAAATTTTCCAAGAAGGGGATTAATGCGTGGAATGGGACAAATTGTATCTTGGTCAATTTTGGACGAAGGTGCACATGTTGAAGGAATGATTAAATTATTTCGCACCCATATTGAAGAAAATAAAAAAATTTGGAATGATTCATTAAAATCAAAATTGTATACAATGGCTGAAACAATGGTTTCATTAGAAGATGATTTTATAGATATCTCGTACAACATGGGTGCACCAAATGGGCTACCTATTGAAGATGTAAAACAATATATTAGATATATTTGTGATAGAAGATTGATTTCAATGGGTCTAAAAGGAATTTACAAAGTTAAGAAAAATCCTTTACCATGGGTTGATGAAATGGTATCGGCTCCACAACATACAAACTTTTTTGAGAATAGGTCAACTGCCTATGCCAAAGGTGCCCTATCTGGCACTTGGGGCGATGTATGGGCAAATTAAGTTTCTCTTGACAATCCTGCGCCAATCCTGTAATATATTACACATGGTTGGCGCAGTAATTTTATAAACAAAAGTGGAGAATATTTTATGAATGATGTAGTATTATTTCTGTATTTTGCAGATGTTTTGCCTAATATTGGCAACGTTTTTGACTTTTTTGCTTGGGCCGCTGCAATAACATATGTTATTGAATGGGTTGCATTTGGTGTATCAGAGGGAGAATGCTGTAAACAAAAACACCATTGTTTGGCATATTTTACATTGGCATTATCTTTGATAACTGCATTTGTTCCAGATAAACAAACAATTTATTTAATGGGTGCGGCAAAAGCTTCTGCCGAATTCGGTCAAGCAGTTGGGAATAGTGATATAGCACAAAAAACTATGAAAGTATTAAACCAAGAATTGGATAAAATGCTTACTCCACCAGAGGGTAAAAAATAATGACAACCTTTACAGTATCTGTCTATAATTTAAAACAACTTGTCACCCTATATATCAATCAGATTGAAGATCATAGGGAAAAATCATGTGAAAATATATTGGATCAATATATAGGAAAAACGTTTACAGTTGGACACCTTTGGTGGAAAAAATATATAAAGATTGAAACCTATCATGATGCAGTTGAATACATAGAAAAATATGATCCAGACCAATATTCAGAATATATATGGGCACAAAATTCATGTTATAATTTGTTTGATTTATTAAAATCATTAGATTCTGCCCTAAATACAAAAATTGATTTAATATCGGTTGATTTATCAATTGATGATATGGATAGAATATCAAGATGGGAAAAATTTTATTTAGAAACATATTGTGAAAACAATGGATGAACAATTAATACAACTGATTGAAAAAGAAGAATCATTTTTGTGGGAAAATTATAGAAATTTTGAAAAAAGTTTTTGTAATGTAATGTGCCCAGAATTAATTAGCACATCATTTTCAACTAATTATGTAAAATTTGATTATTGTGATATGGATTCTGGACAACATTTTTCAGATTCTATTACAATATTAGAATATAATGCATGGAAAGAAATGGTAAAAATAAACGAACAAATTTATGGTGACCAACAATGATTAGAAGTTATGACTACAAATGTGCCGATTGCGGCACCATTGATGATTACATCATTCGGGGAAATACATTAGAAGAAATTCTAAATATGTCCCCCAAATGTACAAATTGTGGTTCAGAAAATACCACAAGATTGATATCTGCTCCAGGTGGATTGGTTACTAATGGTGCAGATAAACCAAAAACATTTACACAAAAAACAATGAAACATGTATGAGTAAAAAAATCAAACAGGTTTTAATTTGGAATAATGGTGTTCGTAACCATCTTGGGCAAAAGGTTCGCACAGGAAAGATTTGTGCGCAACTTGCCCATGCATCTATCAATTCATATATGGGGGCAATATCTTGGTCAAATCATTCCAGGCAAATTGCTGCAGATTGGATGGACAATGACTATACAAAAGTTGTATTAAAAGTTGAAACCACAAAAAATTTGATGGACATTTACAACAAATGTATTGCATGGAAAATTCCATGCCATTTGGTAACAGATATTGGTGATACAGAATTTAATGGTATTCCAACTGTAACAGCATTGGGCATTGGTCCATATTTTTCAGAAGAGATTGATAGATTTACTAGGGGATTGAGTTTGTTATGATTGCTAACATGAATATTGGAACAAGAATGTTGTTGTATGTTGGTACAAATGATACCAGAATAAATGAGTACAATCTTTTGGAATTATCACCATCAAAAAAATATTTTAAATATACAATTGCTGGCATTTCGCAACAGACTCCACTATGGGGAAAAATATCTGATTACACATTTGTAGAAAAACTGGTTGACAAATCATAGAAATATGGTATCATAAACCAACTTTCAACAAGTGGAACGAATATGACACCAAAAGAATTTTATACTATTATGAATGGGGAGTTTACTCCAGCACCACCAGATGAAAAATATTTGGTAAAATTTAAAGATACCCAATATTATTTGAACGATAAATTAGCCAAATCTCGTAAAATATCTGATGAAACTTTGAAACGAATTGTTCATTGGCATAAAGCAAAATTGGCAATATTTGAACAAATGAGGGGCACAGATGATTCAGATGAACTGAAAAAATGTGCCAAATTGGTGCAAGAGTGTGAATATAATTTGCAACAGTTATGGGGATTTCCATTGGATTCAAATTATCACCATTTTTGGGAAGTTCCTGGCTGTAAATGTCCCAAAATAGATAATATGGAACGACTTGGTGTACCGTATAAAGTAATTGTTTCAGATTGCCCTATACATGGAGAATAATATGAAACAAAGTTTAGCAGATTGTATTTTATATTTTCCAGAAAAAGTATTTTCTGCCTGTGGCAGCAAGGTATATTTCCATGTTGATGGTCCAGATGTTGTTGGACTTGTAGAAGTAATTTTACCAGATAAAACTCCATTTCATTTAAATATGGTATGGGATAGATATTCTGGGTTACCAAGAAATTTGACCAAATATCCAACATACTATTATTATAGACTTGTTGTAAAGGATTAAAAAATGAGAATTACATATTTTTGGGTTCAAACGTTATCATTAGACGAGCCACCAGAAATAGTTCAAGCAATTGAGCGAAATGGAATAGTTGAATATTACTTTTACGGCAATGACTATCCTGAGAGTGAGGCATGGTTTAATTCATATTACACAATTATTGATCAGATATTTTTGGAGAAATCATGAAATTTAAATTTGGTCCATATTGCACATGGTTTGGTGTATACCAATTTGCAGAAATGTTTCGCCCAATTATAACAGAAGAACAGTCTGATAAATTGGGCGAATATTTGTCTGACACATGGTTTGATAAATTCCTAACATGGATTCATTCAAAAAAGAAACAAAAAGTTGTAGTAAAAATAGATAAATGGGATTTGTGGAGTATGGATTACATGTTAGCACAAATAATTTATCCATTGATGGTGCAATTAAAGGCTAGGAAACAGGGTGTGTCATATGTTGATGACAATGATGTTCCAGAACATTTACGAACTGGGATATCCTTTTATGAAGAAAATTTTTCGGATACCGAAAAGAAATGGCAATATGTTATGGATGAAATCATTTGGGCATTTGAACGATTGTCCAAAGATGATATAGATGACTTGTCATACATAGATGGAAAATATGACCACAAGTTATCAATGGAATTGAATGATAGGGTAAGGGGTGGAACCACTCTTTTTGGTCGTTATCTGACTTCGATGTGGGATTGATATGAATAATTTAATGTGGTTACCAATTATTTCTCTGGCTGGTATAGCAATTTCCCCTACAATGGAAATAAAAGATAGGATGATATGGGTGATAATCAATCTTATCACATGTTTAATTTTTGTGTATGGGGACAAAGTATGTTAGGTTGGTTTTGTTTATTTACGGGTTTAATTTTTCACCTACCAGTACTATGGTGGATTATTGGATTTATAATTTTATTGGCAAGTGAGGAGGAAATGTTATGAGAAAAATTGTATATTTATTTTTACTGGTTGGTTTAATTGGCTGCCAATCTGAAGAAGAAAAGATCAAAGAAAAACAAATTTTTGTTTGCAAAGAACAAATCCAATCTGGGCAGGAACCTACCCCATTTTGTTTAAATTTGTTGCCTGAATATCGAAAAGTTGTTTCACAGAATGTTCCACAGAATGGATTACAACAATCTGGCGAATATGTTCCAGAAGTGGCACAACAGCCTTATGTGGAACAAATTGCGCCCAATGGTGGGCAACCTGTGCAACAGGTAGTACAACAGCCCCAATATGTACCAGTGCCTGTACAATCGGCTCCAGTTGTCCAGAATGGGTCAAGTACTGCAGACACTATTAGAGACATGGCCATCGGTGGAATGATTGGTCATGCTATGGGATCAAGTAATAATACCAGTAACAATAGTGGAGCCTATTACAACAATAGGCAACCAGTATACAGACAAAATATTACAAAAAATGTAACCATTGTTAATAAACCTGTAGCACCAGTTGCTCCAATTGTTCCAAAGAAAAATTATATGGATACATCCAAATTAAGCAGTTATGGGGCACGACCTTCGCCAAGACCTTTTACAAGAAGTGGTGGCTCAAGTGCCCGATTAAGACGGTAAAAATTTTGCGCTCTCTGTGCCCCTTAATTGGGGTATTTTTTTTGTTTAAAATTTGTTGACATTCGATTGGATACATGTATAATGTGCCCATACTTTAAACAAACCGGAGAAATAAAATGGCAGCAAATTTAGATATGAGCAACAACCGTGTAAATTTTGCCTACACTGGTGATACAACAAAAATTTGGCACGGTATGGGCAATGTAATTGCAGAAGATGCCCCATTGGATGAATGGAGAGTTGCAGCAGGATTGGATTGGTTTGCAAAAGAATCACCAATTTTGTTTAATAATGGTGATGATATGCCAACAGTGTTTCCAGATAAAAAAGCATTGTTCCGTAGCGATACGAATGCTCCATTATCTATTATGAGCAATGATTATCGCATTGTTCAACCAAAAGAAGTTTTAGATTTTTTTCATGATTTGTTGGAAAATCATGATATGAAAATGTCAACAGCAGGTTCCCTATTTGGTGGCAAAAGATTTTTCGCCACTGCAAAATTGGGTGAAGATTTTGAAGTCATTTCTGGCGATAAAATTTCAGGGTTTTTGCTACTTACAACAAGCTTGGATGGAACTTTGGCCACAACCGCAAAGGCTACTAGTATTCGAACAGTTTGTTCTAACACCTTGACTATGGCGCTAAATGAATCATCTAAAAACATGGTCAAAGTTACCCATTCAACCGATTTTGATGCAAGCAAAGCCAAATTGGAACTCGGCTTGATTTCAGATACACAACACCAATTTATCGAAAATATGAGAACATTGGCAACAGCAAGAATTGAAACAAAAGATGTTCGCAAATTTTTCCAAGATCAATTTTACAAAAAAGATGTTGCAGTTGATGAACAACATGGTTCCCTTGTAAATAAAGTAAATGATTTGATGACTTTGTACCATGTTGGTAAAGGTGCAGAATTTTCAAAAGGTACTTTGTATGGTGTGTTACAAGCTACTACAGATTACTTTGATCACAAAGTTAAACCAAGATCGGAATCAGCAGCATTTTGGAACAGTTTTTATACATCAGATAAAATCAAATTGGATATCCAATCCAAATTGTTAGAAATGGTCTAATCCTTATATAAAATGTGCCAGGGACGGCAAATATTATATAAAATTTTGAAATAATATATGATTGATAATCCATCTTCAACATGGTATATAAAACATATTGACATATTTAAGAAATATGTTAGAATAGGCACACATCAACCAAATCGGGAAACTAAAATGGAAACTAAAACAGATTTTAATAGATATACCCAAGGGTTCAAATATTTTGGACCATTGGAGCAATGTAATGATGGTGAATATATGTTGGTAAAAGACCATGAAAAGATTGTTTCGCAAATGATTCTATTGGATAAGCATAATGAACTTATTGGCCTAAAAACAGACCTTATTGAGTATTACAAAAAATCTCGTAGTGACTGGATGGATTTATATTACAGCACACAGAAAATGGCCAACTGGGTTCCGCCATTGTTAACATATTCAATATTTGGTACATTATTTGTAACATTAACAGTATTAAAATTATTGTATGACAAAATTTGAAAAACTAATATTAGTACTAATCATTGGGTTTATAATATCGATATCATTATTTTCCCATCAAGATATTTTGGAACAAATTGATATCATAAATTATGGGGAAGGGTATGACAGATATTAATAATATGATCAATGCAATCAGAGAATTTGAAAAACATGGGCTACCGGTTGATGACCCACACAAAATTGCAGAAATTGCATTTAAAGAATCTTACAAATGTACTGATACATACCATGGATCACTAATGTATCTAATGGCTTTGGAACTAATGATGCAATACGATGATGGGAAATAACTATGGACAATAATATAGGTAAAATAAAAATAACATATGAAGTAGATTTTAATTTAAATTATTTGTTGGATAGAAAACCTGTTGCAGAAGGGTTAAATGATTTAACCACTGCCGTAGAAAAAATTGTTAATGATTATAACACAAAATATAAAACAGAATCACCAGAGGCAACATTTTATATTTGTTCATGCGAATATTATACAGAGTCAACTATAATATTTACCAGATTTGAAACTGATTCTGAATACAATTTTCGGATCAATAGATCAGAATTTGAAGCAACCAGACAAAAAGAATTGCGAAAAAAACAATACCTGGAATTAAAAAAAGAATTTGAGGCAGAATAATGGAACCAATACTAAAAAGATGGTTGGCAATAAATCACCCACATTTGGAACTAGAAGAATATTTTTTCTTGACAGAAACCAAGATTAGTGTAAAATGTTCGTACTTGGACAATTCTGATACCAAACATGGGCACGGGTCGTGCAAGATTATTGATCAAACACTTTTAGTTAATATTTGGGACATTATGGAGTAAATTATGACACCAATTCTACAAAATTATTATATCGATTATGAAAATGGAATTTTAAAAGATAATATCAAGATCAAACAAGAAACTGTTGCAGGTAAGGTATTCAATATTGTTTCATATATCTACAACAATAATGATACATTTAATGATCCATTATTATTAGAAAGTCGTGGTATAACATTTGATGAAGATGGCAAAATCGTGTCTCGACCATTCGAGAAATTTTTTAACCTTGATGGTTCCCAATGGACTCTTTCCAAAGATTTGGATTTCACTGATGCAGAATTTTATTTAAAAGTAGATGGTTCAATGATTACATTTGTTCCAATTGATGGGCAAATATATGCAAAAACGAAAAAATCATTTTTTTCAGATGTTGCAATCTCTTGCCAGAATGATTTTGGGAATAATCCAGAGTTAATCAACTTGGTAACATCATATCCAATGATAACATTTATTTTTGAATATACTACACGAAAATATCCGATTGTAATTGATTATGGCTCAAAACCACAGTTAACATTATTGGCAGCAAGATTTAATGGTGATGGTGAATATCTATATAGAGAACTATTGGGCCTTATGGCAACTTCCTGTTCATTAAACATTGTTAAAAAATATGACAATCTAACCATTTTTGATGCCATTAATGAAACCCATAATGAAGACAGTGATATCGAAGGGTTTGTGGCAGTATTGAAAACTGGGCAACGAGTTAAACTCAAATGCGACCCATATTTGGCAAAACATCGAGTATTGGATGAATTCAATGCAAAAAACTTGGCAACACTGATTGCAAAAGATTTACATGATGATTTGAAACCAGTTCTGTCTCCAGAACGCAAGAACATTCTTGAAAATTTGGAGAAAATAATTTTAAAAGAGCTTGAAATTTATTCACAAGTTGTTTACAATTTGGTTTCAGAATGGGAAGGAAAAAGTTTGCGGGAGATTGGCACCAATTATGGTAAACATCCACAATTTAATCCAGCAATCAACATTTTTAAACAATTGGGGGATAATGATGATATAATTGTTCAACATTATCTTAAACACAGGGTTGAAAATTTTTCTACAAAACCTCTTTGGTAAAATTATGATAATCATTGGATCGACAGCATTAAAACATTTTGGTTTAAACAGACAAGAACCAAAAGATTTGGATATATTCATTTCAATTGGTGATAAAATTCCAGAAGAAAAATGTGATTATCATATTATTTCTAAAGATTTATATGCTATGTTTAAATATGTAGAATCCAATGGATTACATTATGTTATACCAGATCATATTTACACATTAAAATGTTCACATTTCGCCTGGAACCAACATTGGGAAAAAACTTTACAAGATATTTTATGGTTAAACCATAAAGGGTGTAAAATTGTTCCCGAATTGTATACAAAATTAAAACAATTTTGGGAAACAGTTCATGGTAGCAAAGATTTTTTATGTTTGGATAAAACAAAGAAAGATTTCTTTACAGATGGTGTAAAATACAAATATGATCACGATTGGTTGCATGAATTGGTTGCATATCCAAATCCACCAGTTTATACAAAATGTTTACGTCCTGGTGCAGATGTAATGATTAGTAAAAAATCATTTGACAAATTAACAAATGATGATAAAATACGCATGTTTCGGGAAGAAATAACTGTTATAGCAATTGAGCGATGGTTGGTTCAAGATGGTAACAAATTATCTTGGCTAAGAGCTTATCAATATGCATTGAAAAAAACTATAACAAATTTAACCAAGAATTGGGCAAATGATTTTTTGATAATGAATTTAAAAGAATTTTGTAAGCCTGATTACCAGTATTTTAAACATGCATTGGCAACATTGGAGTTAATATGAATAAAATTGAAACAAAAGATCAATTATTTGATTTAATTTTTGTCTTAATTAAAGAACGACGATTGGTTTATGTATCTGTGCAAGATGTGTTAACAGCTTTGTTAAGAGGTCATGGCGGAAGATATTTTACAAATTATGATATTGTTGAAATAAAATATTGTGATGAAGATTCAACATCACAAGGAATTTTTAAATTGGATGATGTATATTTTTCGGGCATAATTGAATCGGATTCATATGGGTCTGGTGAATATGCAATACCAGAATCAATAAAAGTAGTAACCCCTGTAACAAAAAACGTAACAACATACGAATAACAATTGGAGAAAATTATGAGTGATATTTTAACAACTTTGCAACAATTTCTGGATGAAGATTCTAATATTGAGGGGCTGGTATATGATATGTCTACAGGATATATTGCCCAAAGTTATGGTCCAGATAATGTAACCAAAGAAGTTGCAGAAAAAGTTTTGCAACATGAATACCAATGGATTGAAGGGGAATTGGGTGGAGAAGGTTCTGGCGAATATTGTTATGGAGTTTTCAAATTTGATGGAAAATTTTATA